TCAGCTGATAACCCATCCGATAAGGGCTGGCAGAGATCCCATCCATACCGACCCCACCAGTCTGGCTAACTTGTCTTGCTTGCCAGATGTCTACAGCAACGATCATTGCTGCCTCACGTATTGCTGGGGTTGTCGCATAAGATTGGGTTTTGTGGTCTGGGCCTGTAGCCACTCCATATGGTGCTACTTTATGAAATACTTGATCTGCAGCTGTTTTTGCATACTGCACAAATGAATAGCCATTAGGGTAATTAATTTGGCCGTAGTTATACATAAATACTGGGATAAGGCTAGTAGTACCAGATGTTGGCGGTATTGTGCCTGTAATTGTGTGCGTGCCGTTAAATGTGGCAGCGCAACCACTCACCACTATTGATTGGGTCGCAGCGAATGCGTTTGGATTGGCAAGCATAAGTGTTGCCACGTTATCTTGTAATGATGTAGCTACTACTGGGGCAGTGTTAAACCATAGATACTGGTTAATTAAATCTTCGCTACTTTGGCAGCATTCTTCAACAGTCGCATCAGAGTAGAGTGAACCAATACCGAGGTTTGCCCTTAACTCAGCTGTAGTTACATACGTGGCTGCCATCTCTACTCCTTTGCTAATAGCTCTCTGGGGCTAGGGCTACTAAACCCCAGAGATTACTTATTGGTTAACGGGTTTTATCAGGTCTTCTTGTACTTGATAATTCCGTTAGGCATTTTGGCGATTGTTGCCATATATCCGTAAATTGCTACCTGTACTTGTAGGTTTGATACTACGTTTACAGACATATATGCCTGAGGTGAGCGATATACAGTAAATGCTTCTGGTGCAAGAATTACAGCAGAATCATCATCAAATGTAGTTGCTGAGAAGTTCTTGTCTACGTATAGATCAAGTCCTAATACTGAGCCACGGATTGATTGTGGACCAACTTGGCCTGCTGCGTTCATTGGTTGCAAGGCGTTAAATACTGGTCGCTTTGTTGTATCTTGTGCACCGATCAACGCACCCCATTGTGCTGGGTTAGCGATGTAATTCTGTGCAAAGTAACCTGTGTTTGAGTAGATAGTACGTGCGCCTTCTGTAGTGAATGCAACAATACCATCTAGATCAGCAGTTGTATTTGTACCATTCATACCAGCTGCAAGTAATGCAGTTAATACTGTGGTGTCGATTGTCTTCAAATAAGCTAGAGAAAGTTGGTTTGTCAATTCCTCATAAAAGCCAGGATAACCTGATCTTTCTAAAAGCTCAACGGAGAGCGTGTTCATACCACTGTACTTCGATACAGTTCCGCTCAAATATTGGCTGACCATATCTGTATTTGACACTGCGCCGCCTTCGGCTTCTACAGTTACAGTTGGTGCTACACCAGTTCCACCGCCACTTGAAGTAACAAGTGAAGGTATATTGATTGTAAGGCCCGTTGGGGGCAAGGTTCCCTGACTGCACGCATCAATTGCCGGAGTGCCAAAGCGTGTATTAGTTACAAACTCTGTTAGATATTGTGTTGGATTAAATCCTAATCCGTTATTAGCAAAATCATCAGCAGCTGCAATAAATAACTTTGAGTCATCGTTGCCTAGTGCTGCTTTAATTTTATGCTCTGTGTATCCACCCATTGATTGAATAGGTGTACGCACTTTTGTAGAAATATATGGTGCTGTGATTGTTGGGCGAGCAGCTTCTACTGTAGGAGTAGCAGCCTCTGCCTTTGCTTCTTGTGGCGCTGTTGCTAAATCTTCCACAGGAGCCTCGCTTTCTGTTGTTTGGTTTGTGTCCTCTGCTTCGTTTTCACTAGCAGCAACTTTAGTTACTTGTGCAGCGCTAAACGCTGGACTTTCAACAAGGCTTACCTCTTTAAGGGTTGCACTTGTTACATATAAATAATCTTTTTTCTGGATTGACTTGTTTACGTCTACTCCAACAGATAGGCCATCGATTAACTGCTCGCCTGCAAGTATTAGAGCATCTTGGCCTTGCATTGATGCGCTGATTTTGAAGCTAGCGTAAATGCCATCCTCTGCTTGGTTAAATTTTTGCATTCTACCGATAGGGCGCTCTGGGCTGTGTTGCATAAGCATTTTGACCTTGCCTGGATCACCGATCGCGATTGAGCCTTTAGCAAAGACCACTTTACCTACTGAGGTATTGCCCACTTCTTCAAATGGCACGATCTTGCCAGCAATTACTCTGCGCTCATTATCGGCGCTTTCTATGTGGCTACTGAATGTAAGTATCATCTTCGACTTCTCTTCCGTTAGGTGTTAGGCTTTCCATTTCTTTTGCATCATCTATGTCAATTAGACCTAGAGATAACATTTTTTCTATTGCTTCTAGTCGCTTCATTGTGTCTGCACGCAAAAATGATTCTTCAATAGCAAACTTAACTACGTGACCACGTGGGGTAATGTCATCCATAGACAAACGATCTTCAATAGCACAGATAAATGGCTGTAATGAGTAAGCAACAAACTCTTTGCGACCATCAATAATGTTTTGATAAGTCATTGAATTATTCATATCAGCAGATATGTAATATGCAGGCACGTTCATAGCTCTAGCAATTTGAGTTGCCAAGTATTGCTGACTGTCATTGTACATCATATCTTTAGGAGAAAACCCTGTGGTTTCATATGATAATGTGCTAGTTAAATATGCTGTTGATCTATTTAATCTACTTTGCTTCCATTGTGCTAATAATCCTGATACTTGCTGTTCTGGTAAATCTGCGCCAGTGTTTTTAATGTAGCCAGATGGCATAGGAGTTGCTGCTGCTACAGCTGCGGCTTTTTCAATATCTAATGCTGATTGAATTGTGCGTGATGCAGTGTTTAATACACCTTGCGTTAATCCTTGAAATGTAATTAATGATCCAATGCCTGTCATTGGGGCTCTTACGCCATCTATAAAGTATTCTTCTATTTCTGTGCCAAATTTATTAGTTGTAAATGTAACTCTATTATTAGCGACCCACTCAAATCGTGATGGTCTTAAATCATCTGCATATAATTCTGTAACTTTCCAATATGCAACACCATAAAACAGCAAACTATCGACAGTCCAGGAAATGGTGACGGATCTTGGTTGCCGATAGTCTGGCTGGTCTAGCCACAGAGGGTTCCCCAACTCCTCACCACTTGACTTTTTGTAAAGTTTAAGTGGCAAGTAAGATACTACTCCAGCTAAAAGATTTCTGCACCTGGAAACTGCGGGTACTTGCATCGCAAAGTTGCGATCTAATCCACCAGGGAAATTACCAACACCAGTTGTAAATGAACCATAGCCATAAGCTGTGTCCATAATGGCAGGGGCGTATTGCGCTTGTACGGATTCGGTTTTTTTGTTTATACCCAAAGCAGACAATAGACCCATATGTATACTTTATACCATAAATCGGACTATTGGTGCAAATTACACAAAGATTTGCGCAGTTTGTTGTGGTTTTGTTAATTGACTTACAACCATAGCCAGTGATATGGCAGCTGTGACATCGCCAGCGGATTTTCTACGTATTATGCGCCAGCCAGCATCATTAGTCTTAGCTGCACAGTTATTTAAATGCTGTACTAGCTCTGCCTGACCAGAATGAACTACACGGCTATTAGCCAGGCCATCGGCAAGGTCTGAGCACGCTTGGTAAAACGCCTGGCCTGATACATCGACCATACGCCATCCGCTTTGCTCTAATCTTGTGGCAATAGTTTGTGTGGCGTACTTGTCATAACAAATTGTGGTCGGGTGATATTTTCTAGCCCATTCATTTATGTCGCTTGCCATCTTAATCTCATCTATTGCTATATCGCTATGCCAAAGCTGTGCCAATCCAACTGCGATTTTACCGTCTTTCATTTGACCCATAACTAAAGCACCTGATCTTCTAGTAGGTGCAACATCAAAGGCCATAATTGTTTGCGGCCCTACAGGTATTTCTAAACTGCTATCGCTGCACTGCTCAATAGATCCATACACCCAGGGGCTGACAGCTGAATCGATCCACTGGCATAACATCTCAGTACGTGTGGCTTCTATGCTGTTGGTACTTACAGACTCTTCTAATGTTTGCTCGGTTATTAAATGACCCAAAGCAGGGTTAGCCAATGCCCACGCCTTCTTGTCATTTATCTTGCAATGCTGTGGTGCGCTGTACTCATAAAATCCCAAGTTTTCTGGTGGATAGGATAAGCAACGCTCTCTTAAATCATTTAACACTGTACTAAACCCATCACCAGCATTA